GAGATGTTGCCTACTTTGATTTTCCATCTGACGGGGTAGATAGAATATCTCATGTTGGTATTGTTATTGAAGATAACGGTGATGGAACGGTATGGTGTATTGAAGGAAATACTTCTTCAAATAAAAAGGGAAGCCAAAGAAATGGCGGAGAGGTTTGTAAACAACTTCGTGCCTATAAGAAAAATAAGAAAAATATTTTTATTTCAATTGTAGGGTTTGGCAGACCTAAGTTTGGCAACACACAAGCCTCCACCTCAAAGCCTGAAAAGGTTGGTCCAAAAGTACAAGAAGCCATAGATTTTTTAACATCAAAGGGTTATAAGGTTACAAAGTAGTATTTGACTTTAAATACGTAGTTTGCTATACTATCTAAAAGAGAAAAATAGGAGATGAAATGACCTGCATCGCTGTTGTTCGTGATGTTGCAAATAATAAAATTTGGATGGCTGGTGATCGTGGTATTTCAGATGATAATACTCTAAGCGTATGTTCAAGTCCCAAGGTATGGAAAAAAGAAGGCTATCTGTTTGGCTATGCTGGATCAATGGACGGGGACAGAATAAAACATTTATTTGTACCGCCTGAATATGAAGGGCGTGGCAGTGTTGATAAATTTATGTATAGCAAGTTTCTTAAGGCTTTACGTAAATTTTATGAAGAGTGGTGGGTAGATACATCTACAACATCTGATTTTGGAATGATTATTTGTGTGCGTGGAAAAATATATGAACATAACGCATCAGATATGTCATTAACTCAGTACGAACAAGATTATTTGGCAATGGGTTCTGGTGGAGATTTAGCATTAGGTTCATTATATTCTACACAAAAACAAAAAGATGCTAGGAAACGTGCCGTACAGGCGGTAAGTGCTGCAATTACGCACTCATCTACCTGTAAGGGTCCTATTGACATCTTGGGTATTTAGATATATACTAAAGATATGAATCATATGAATGAAGAAGATTTGTCCCCAGAGGATCAAGAATTCGGCATCTGGTTGTCCAATGGTATTGACAGGGGCTGGATTACTGAGCCATACTGTCACACGCATGATGGTGGAATTCAATACATGAGTGAAGAAGAGTTAGAAGAATGGGAAGCAGGAGGCGACCCATGCGAGCACGTAGTTAGATTAATGATATAAGGAGAAAAATGAAAAAAATAGTGGGGTTGTTAACAGCGCTTTTTGTTGCTGCATTTTTGCCAGCGGTATCGGCAAATGAAAAACCAGCAATTGCAATTATTGATACAGCAATTGATACATCAAAGGTAAATGTTGTACATGAGGTTTGTATTCTATATGAAATTCGCTGTCCGAACAAAAATTCTTTTATGGAGGGTCCAGGAGCAGCAAGCCTTCCTGCATCTCAATTATATAGAAATGGATTTCAGCACGGAACAATAATGGGTTCAATTGCTTCTAAAACAAACCCAAACATGAATATTGTTTTTATCAGAATTGTTTCAATGACAAATAGTGGCAGACAGGGCTATTATGATGAAAATCTTGTTAATGAGGCTTTAAAATGGGTTATCAATAATAAGAGCAGGTTTAACATTGTTGCCGTTTCTGCATCTGTTGGCAGTCATAGATTAAAGACTGGCGCAAACTACTGTCCGATTAATCAGGCACTTAAGAACAGCATTGTTTCTCTTCAGGGTCTTGGAGTCGGCACAGTTTTTGCAGCAGGAAATAATTATGATCCGCTTCGTGTAGATACTCCTGCCTGCACTCCAGAGGCAATTGCAATTGGGTCTGTAGGAGAACGAGGAAATATTGAAAACTACAGTAATGGAGGACCAGACTTAGATTTTTATGTCTTGGGAACACATCAGAGCGTAGTGAGTAGAGCAGTAGGAACTTCTGCTGCAACCGCTGCGTTTTCTGCATACTGGGCAAAAAACTACAAGGGTAGCTATCAAGCCACATACGATTATCTAAAGTCTATTGGAAAATATGCTGAGGGTAATGGAATCAAAACAAATCTATTTGTTGATATTTTAAGTTAGTGGTATAATAGTTAGTGCACCTGCCAATCGGGGGTGCACTAAACTAACTCGCTGAAAAGGAGAAAAAAATGGTAAGTTCGTTTGCATTGGATCTTTTTAAGGATCCATTTTTTATTGGTTTCAACCGTGAGTTGGACCGCCTTAATAATATACATCGTTATGAAGCACATAACAAGTCATATCCACCATACGATTTATTAAAGTTGGATGATGATAAGTATCAGTTATCGCTGGCTGTTGCTGGGTTCTCTAAAGAAGATATTGATGTTTCTGTAGATAATGGAACATTAATTATCAAAGGAGAGATTGTAGAAGTCATGGATGCTGAGGTTGTTCATAAAGGAATTGCAACTCGCAAGTTCACACGCACCTTTGCTCTTGGAGAGTATATGGAGGTTGGTCGTGCTGAAATGGCAGACGGTGTTCTTAATATCTTTGTGGAAAGAAATATTCCCGAAGAAAAGAAACCAAAGAAAATTGCAATTAAAGTTGCAAAAACAAAATAGTTGACAAAAGACTATATTGATGCTATAATTTAATATACCAATGGGCAGTCTTTTTCCTTTCTCTTCTGCCCAGGGGTACGGACACCTGAGCATGTGTATAAACTGCTCATAAAACTAAAGGAGTAGCAATGCCAAAGTATGATTATAAATGTGATACTTGTGGCTCTGTCCTTGAATTTGAACGAGGTATGGGAGAAGATAGAGAACCAGTATGTTGTTTCAAAAGCATGGTAAGAGTATGGAATTCTTCTCCAAGCGTAATGTTTACTGGTTCTGGATTTTATGCAACCGATAATAGAAAGCAGATATAATTAGATTATGAGTTTTATTCTTAAGCAACGTTCAGAAAAGCCAAAAAAACAGTGGAAGCTGCAATTAACAGACAGGTGTGATCGCTGTAGCGCTCAGGCATATGTCTTGGTAAAGGGGTCTACTGGATCCTTAATGTTTTGTGGTCATCACTATGAGTCCATTATGAATAGTGCGGACGGTTATAAAAACATGATGTCCTTTATGCTTGAAGTGGTTGATGAGCGCGAACAGTTAAATGAAAATAGACTAGTGGGGAGTGTTAAATAATGTATACATATTTTGTTAGAGAAGTTACAAATGTAGTTGACGGAGATACCGTTGATGTACTGATTGATTTGGGATTTGATATCTTGTTCGCATCCCGTGTTCGTCTTGCTGGAATTGATACCCCAGAGTCCAGGACAAAAGATAAGGTTGAGAAGGCACTAGGTCTTGAGTCAAAAGACTATTTAAAGAAGCAGCTAAAAGATGCAAAATCTATTGTTATAAGGACTGAGAAGATGAACTCTTCTGAGAAGTACGGAAGAATTCTTGGCTGGCTATATGTTAATGGAGAATCAGAGTCTGTCAATAATAAGATGATTAATGATGGGTATGCTTGGGGTTATTTGGGAGAAACAAAAATTAAGGATTTTGAGGTCTTAAAAAAGGCAAGAGCAAAGTCTGGAAAATGAACCAAGATAGGTATGACATTGAAAAGTTGATTCTTGCAGGTGGCCTGCAGATTGCAGGGGTAGATGAAAATGGAAACCCTTTATATCAATTTACAGAAAAAATGAAACAAATAAACGAGGAACTTTATAAAGATCATCTTAACTTTGTTAACTCAGAGATAATGAAGCTTTGGGAGTCTGGTTTTGTCGATATGAATCTTTTTGACGATGAGCCAAGAGTAACTCTTACCTCAAAAGCTTTTGTTCCAGATGCCCTTGCCAAACTGACCAAACAACAGAGATGGTCTTTAGAAGAAATAAAGAGGCTTTTAAAGAGGCGAGAAATCTGATATAATCTTGGTATGCCATATAGTATAGGTGCTAAGGGATCATACGGCTGTTCTGGTTACCCTGCCATTAAGGACAGCACCAAAGAAGTAATGGGCTGTCATAAAACTCGTACAGAGGCAGCAGCACAGATTTATGCAATCAATCGTTCTGAAGGCAATATTGGAAAAGGTATGCATCGTAATATTAAAGAAGGCGACTTTGTGATGGGCATGACAACCGAAGGCATTGCTCATGGCGTAGTAGAACATATAATGACTGAAGGCGGAATTCTTGGAATGCCTGGGAGCAAGTATGCTCTTAGATCAATGCCTCCTGAAAACCCTGCAATGTCAGTTAGGTATCATGAAGAAAAAGAAAATGGTTGGGAACCAACTGCCTATAGCATTGGCATGATGTATGCAGATGCACAAAAGGTAGATATTGAAACACATAGCATGGACGGAGAAGAAACGATGAAGTCTTATCACTCTGATAATGAAGAAGAAGATAAGTGGGACAACATGACCAAGGCTTGTTGGGTTGGATATGAACAGCGTGGCATGAAAGAAAAAGATGGCAGAATGGTGCCAAACTGTGTTCCAGTTGGAAAAGCAAAAGATATGGATAAAGCAAAGGGAATATCTGTTGGAGATCACGTTCTATTTGCTGTTCCTAAACCACCAGACAAGACAGAGTCTGCACACGGAATTGTTGAAAGGGTAGAGAGATCAGGAAAAATTAAACTTCCCGGAACTAACGAAAGCGTGGAAGCATCTTCTGACAACCCAGTAGCAGTTGTTAGAGTTTATGCAATGGATGAAAAAGGTAAGATGACAAGGACAGATAGACGTGTTGTAAAACCGTTTAGTTCCTTGAGAGTTTCTTCCAAGCCCATGGATAAAACAATAGATGAAGATGATATAGAAAAAGCATCTGCAAAAATAGAGGCAAGACTAAGCGAATTAGTGCGAGCATATAATAAGGGCAAAGAAGGTAACAAGAAAATATCTGTTGGCACCTTAAGGTCTGTTTATCGTCGCGGTATTGGTGCATATAGAACTAATCCATCCTCTGTTCGTGGAAGCGTATCAAGTGCAGAGCAATGGGCCATGGGAAGAGTAAATGCTTTTATGGCTGGGCTTCGAGGAAGATTTCCTAGAAAACCATTTGATTTAGATCTTTTCCCAAGTGGTCATCCAAGATCAACTAAAAAGTTTGATTGGTCTGGTTCGTTGTTTGATATGAAAACTTTTAGGAAATAAAATGTCATCAGGTCAACACATAAGACACGATGGTTTTAACTCAGTTCAAATTAAAGATGGAATGATTGTTCGTCTTCGTAAAGATGGAACAGTTAAAGCAGTAATTGGAAAATACGGGGAGTCTAAAAAAAATGTCAAGAACTAAAATAGTGCAGGCAGGAGATATTTATAAGCAAGAATCTTACATGCCAACTGGTGGAATGAAAGCTGCTGCACGTCGTGCTTTAAAATGGAAAGCAGATGGTAAAGCAAAGGGTGCGGGAACTCCAGTGGGCTGGGGTCGTGCAACCGATATTGTTGCAGGTAGAGCAATGTCTTTATCTACAGTAAAAAGAATGTTTTCCTTTTTTTCACGTCATGAAGTTGACAAACAAGGCAAAGACTTCTATAATAGTAGTGATCCATCAAATGGTCGCATAATGTGGGATGCATGGGGTGGAGACGCTGGTTTTTCTTGGTCTCGCAAAATTGTAGAGAGAGAAAAAAACAGAGTTAAAAAGGTTTGGGAAGGCAGCGCATTTAATATTTAGGGGGTAAGGGTGGAAGACTTAAATCTTGAGGAAGTTAAGCAGTTGGTTAATTTTTATAGACAAAAAGCAGGTGAATTAGAATTTTCTAATTTACAGTGGCAAATAAAATATAACAGGCTGTTATCCAATAAGCAGCAAGCATCAACTGCAAAAACAACAAAAAATAAATCTGAGTAAAGAATAGTTTTATGGAATACGCATTTGTTGCTGTTATTACTATAATCCTGTCATTTTTTATTGTTTCTTTTATAGATTCTAAAAGAAAAATACCATTAAACAGGGTCATGTACAGACAAAGCGACAATCATGAATTTTTAAAAAAGTTCTTCTCTAGACAAACAGATCAGTTAGAAAAAACAACACAATCACAAATAAGACAAAAAAAGAATACCACAAAGCTTCTTGTTACAGAGGAAGATAAGGCATACTGGGTGGTTGATAATATTTTTTATACAGCAAATGTCATAAATGGAATTCCAGATTTTGATAATGCGGTGCCAATAGATACCTCAGATATGTCTCAAAATGAACTTGACAAAATGCTTTTTATACTGGATAATTTAGATAGGGGTGATAAGAATGAACGTGGTGGTTCAGGGGACTAAAGAGTTTTCAGACTATAATCTATTTCTACGTGCTATGGGTGTTGCCATGTCGGGCATGGGCGAAGAAGATAAAGAGTTAAACATTTATTCCGTAGGCCCCGTTAAAATCAATATGATGGCAATGGAGTTTGTTAATCTCTCGGAGAGAGGGATGAAGGCACGTGGTAAAAAAATTAAATATTACATGGTTCCCTTTTCATGGGTAGAGGAAAATATGGAATACATAAATTACTTTGCGTTTATGAGTAAACCCAAAGAATCGGTATCCAAACTAATAGCAAAAGCAGAATTACAAGGCAAGGAAGTGGGGATATTTAGATACTAATGACACAACAAGATCCTAGATTTTTTTGTTACAAAGAAGAATATTTTGGTGGCACCGAGTATATGGCTAGATACTTTCATCAAAACGTTGCCCCATTTCTACCTCAACTAAAAAACTATAACTGTTTAATTTTACCAGGACAATTAGATACACAATACAATCAGCTTATACTAGAGCAGAAAGAAATAATTATTTGGCTTCATAATCTAGTAGATCAGTTTGGAGTACAGTTGTATCTTTTGTTTACAGATAAAAGATTTTTAGATAAGATTAAATATATCATTACAGTTTCTGAGTATCACAGACAAGACGTAATTGCAAAAACAGGTATAGATCCAAGCAAGGTAATTGTAATATATAATGCAATTGCACCGATTGAGAATGATTTAGGTAGATTTAAAGATGTTGACATACCAGAAATAATTTATACATCTTCTCCAGGTCGGGGACTTGAGGTTGGCCTGAGTGCACTATCATCTCTTGATGTTGATTTTAGATTAAATATTTTTAATGAGATTGTTCCAGACCTAATTAAAATAAACTCAACAAACAAAAAAATATTACAAGATCCGCGATTTTATTTCTATGGCAAAACACCTCATAGAACAGTTCTAGATCATATGTCCAAAGCACACATATTCATGCACACAAGCAATTGGCATGAAACATTTTGTCTATCTCTTGCAGAAGCCTTAAGTGCTAACTGTTTATCAGTTTATAGCACCTATGGTTCATTAAAAGAGATTGGAAGTGGCTATGGCATTTCATATGATATAGAGGGCAAAACAAATGACGAACATGTAGAAATATTTAAAGAAAAAATAGTTTCTGCAATTAACATAATAAGAGAGGGCTCGTTTGATCCAAAAGATCAAGCACAACATATAAATCAAAAGTTTTCTTGGGATGTATTCAAGAATTCTTGGATTGACTTTTATGAAAAGAGAATATAGTGATTATAAAAGATTTAAATAATATGGAAACAATAGTTTCCAAAAACAAAAATCTTAACTGGATTGGTTGGGATGTTGCAGATCGCCGTCGAACAGAGGCTGGTAGAACTGCTATAAACGGTGTTAGAGTCGATGGTCAATGGTACGTCCAGACAATTTATCCACTTACTAGCAACGGATGGGATATACCGAATAAATATAGGATGTAAACATGAAGCAGCACCTTTGGAAAGATGATGCTTTGTGTCTTGGATCAGATACAAATGTTTTTTTTGATAAATATGAAGAGCAGCCAGAGACAAGAGAGTTTGTAGATTCTTTATGTCGAACCTGTCCAGTCGTCAGACTTTGTTTTGCAAATGGTATTTCTGGTAAAGAGTGGGGAATCTGGGGTGGAGTATACTTAGAGGAGGGGGAAATCTCTAAAGAGTTTAACAGTCACAAGACTAAGAAAGACTGGTCTTATGTCTGGGAAGCAATCACAATGGGGTAATTATGTATACAGATAACATGAGTCGAGCCTTTCATTCTATACCCGCGCCTAAAAACTTTTCAATAAATATTATTGACAACGAGCACTTCCTTACGATAAAATTAAACGAGAAGTCTTTCTTGCCATTAACGCATGACGAGAAAATAGAAGCGGTGAAATATGTCACCCTTGTAAAAAAGGCTTTAGAAATGGAGGGGGCTATTGTGTTAGTAACGCGAGAGCCATTAGAATAATGCAAACATTTTTACCACATTCAACATTTGAGAGGTGTGCAAAAGCTCTTGATAACAAAAGACTTAACAAACAGATACTTGAGGGTTATCAGATTCTTAATGTAAATTCTGGTATGTCAAAAACAGGTGGCTGGCGCAATCATCCTGCAGTTTTAATGTGGAGGGGACACGAGGGTAGTCTGTTTGAATATGTGCAGTCGATGATAGAAGAAGCAAAGCTTCGTGGCATAAATACCGCGGGTAACGAAAATAACCTTAAGACTCTAATTAATAACATAAGATACAAGTGGAACTACAATGCACCTGATTGGATGTTTGATAATATAAAGCTTATGAAGGTTATGACTACACACAGGGTTAATCTGTTCAAGAAAGATCCGCTTTATTATGCAAGATATCAGGACTCTATGTATAGTCCATACAATATTCCTTGCTGTTCTGAAAGCAAGACTCCTTGTTTATACTACTGGGTAACACACGAAAGTAGAGTACAATAGGACTATGGAAATGATTATCTTAGTTTTAAGCATCTCAACATTATTCTTCTTGGGAGCATATATTAGAATGACAATTAGAGCAAAACGAATGACCGATGCATTTGCTGAGGTTTTGATATCGAGAACCCAGTTAGAGGCAGCTTATGATCGATATGTAGATGCAAAAAACACTATCAAAGATTCAGATGTGCACACACAAAACTTTATTAAATTTCTTTCAGAATCTCGTGATTGGGCCTTTAAATATATTGAAGATGTGCAAGGGGGACTAAAAAACTTTGTTAATGAGATTCAGCCACAAATAGATCATTACAATAAATATGGAATTGCTGTACAAGGAATGGCTCCTCCGCATGATATTGCTTTGAAAAAAATATCAAAAGAACTTGACGAGTTAAAAAAATTCTTACCAGAAGAAGTAAATGATTGACGCTAGAGGGATTCCAACATGTGTGTGTCCAAACTGTGGAGGCATACTATTTGAGGCACTGGTTTCTTTTGATCCAGAAACCTACACGATAGGTATGTATCATTTAGATGTTAGGTGTAATCAATGCGGTACGTTTGCTACTGCCCCAACCCCATTAGATCATCCAACTCAACCCAATGGTTTAATATAGAATTATGAAACAAGTTATACTATCAGTACTAACAGGTTTTGGATGCGGTGCAGTATTTGCTGCATTCAAATTGCCAGTTCCAGCACCGCCAGTCTTCGCAGGGGTGGCGGGAATAATCGGTCTTTGGGCTGGCTATGCTATACTAATAAAGGTCATATCCTAGGAGGAATTAAATGACACAAAAAGAACTTAAGGCAATGCTTGCCTCATATGCTCGTTCTGTAGTTGGTGCAGGGTCAGCGCTTTATGTTGCTGGAGTAACAGATCCAAAAGATTTGTGGGCAGCATTAGTTGGTGCGCTCATTCCAGTAGCAGCACGTGCAGTAAATCCTAACGATCCAGCATTTGGACGTTTGCCAGCAGCAAAGGCTGTTGAAGAGGCTCTTAGCAAGGCTAAGGCTACAAAGAAAAAGCCTGCAAAGAAGTAATACGCTTGTAAGAAACGGGCTTAGAAATAGGCCCGTTTTTTATTTTAAAGAGTCAAATAGTTCTAAATATTTATTTTTAACCGCATCAATAGAAAAATTATTCATTCCTATTTCAAGAGCCTGAAGCTTTATATTTGTTTTTTCTTGTTTTGGCAAGCCAACATAGTGATCAATTATTCTTGCAAGGTCTTTAGGATTTCCGCCATAAAAATCAATTACAGATTTTGCTCTAAACTGTCCAACCTTTTCTGCATCGCACAACCACCTATCCGGCAAAACTGTATTGTTTGGAGATATGTTTGTCATAAATACTGGCATTGCACTAATTAGGGCCTCATTCATTGGCAAACAAAGGCCAGCATATCTTCTTGGAAGAATCATTGCATCAAAGCCCAAGTATAAGTCTTCTCTGTTTTTTATATTGCCCTGCCTAACCTTTACTCTAGCATCTCTTGGTCCACCCTCCATCTCTGTTTGAGAGGTAATAACAAGATCGTAATCTTCACTAGAATAACGTAGCATCTCTAAAACTGTGGCTGTACCATTTCTGTCTCTTGCTGCCATCTTGCCCCCAACATGTAGAATTCTGTTATGAACCTTTGACAAGTTAAGTTCTCTTGCCGCTTCAAAGGTGACGGGGTCAGTAGGAGGCGGTATATGAACAATCTTTGATACATCTCCAAACGCTTTCTTTATTCTATCTATATTCCACAGGCTAGGAGCAATAAAAACATCTGGAATGGTTTGATCAGAATTTTCTATGTTAACCAAAAATTCATAGTTGTATTGAAGAACAGTTTTTATTCCCATGTCTCTGGCTGTATCAATAAGAGCTGATCCGTAGAAAGTCTCACAAGAAAGTATAACATCCAACCCCTCAAGAAAAGATCTAATCTCTCCACGTTTTGGATAGCCAAGACGAGTTACAATAGGATCGTAATCTTGATACCATTCTAAATTTTGTTTATTTTTATTAAAAAAAGATGAATCAATTAAAAGTATTTTTGTTGGTTTTAACATATTTACTAACTCTTTAGTTTGATACCCCAAACCAGTATTATCACATCTTGCAACAATTCCAAGTTTCATTGTTTATATCCCCACACATCATCATCTGTTGTAAATTTACGGGTACCTTCACGACCATCCAGATGATAAGATCTTTTAATGTTTCCTTCTGGATGATATATCCAAAGCTTATGTTTATTCCAACCCTCTTGACTGAATTGTTTGTAGGGCAGAATATCACTCATAACTATGCCATGAAAACCATCTTCAATAAAAGTATAATCCCATGAGTTTGGAAGCACTACATCTTTATAATATGTAACACTAGAAAGATGAGGTCTTTGACTCCATTGTGCAGTTTGCATGAAACCATTTTCTGTGTTGTATAAATCAATCATTAAATGTTTATGAGAGTTTGGAATTGAAGACTCAAAATGAAAACGAATAGTGTTTGCTTTATTATATTCAAACATATCTAAACATTTCTGCCAGTCAATATAATCATCTGTCAAAGGAGCATCGCCCTCAACATATAAAAGAAGTGGTGTTCTAATCAGATCGATAGTTTCTCTCATCATCATCGTTTGATGACTAAATTTATAAAATACAATTGGTAAAACATTTTTCCATTCATGTAAACATTTCCATAAAATTTTATTTTTATACTCATCGTAATCTTTTTTGCGATCACGTTGTTCTTCTCTTAAATGATCAATCTGCATTATTATTTCATTTTCTGGAAAATGTTTTCTAATATCAGCAACAGTTTGATCTATAATTCTTGTATCTGGATGGCTAGGCAAAACCGAGGTAGCCATAATAATTGTTACGTCTCTAAGATGCATAGTAGTGATCCATAATCTGATTAGCAAAGTCCCTTTTATATTTAATCCACCAAGCCACAGCTTTGTGCATATTAGCAGGATAATCTGCCATTATTTCAATCATCATGTCTGGTAGCTTGTGCCAGTCATTTGTTAATGGAACTGGAACTGTTTTTTTATTTACATATTCGTAATAATTTTTTTCCTGACCGCTTCGATCTTTTAAGTCACCCACAGGTAACGCCAACATTTCTAAAGCTTCAAAAAATCTAAAATTGTCTACTACGGCTGCACCAGAAGGGCAAGGAACGACTTTAGAGGCTGCCAAATTTTGGAAGTACTCATTGGGTGGGTCACCCTGTGCAAAGGCCTCTGTAGGCCTATATAACGAGTTTTTCATGCGTGGCATTATCCGTGCTAACTCCTGTCTACGTTGATGAGTTATTTGTCCACTAAAAGATAAATCATATTTTTTTTCGGTATATTGAGGAATGTTATTTTTTATATGAGACGCAGGTCCAAGAAAAAATCTATTGTATTTTTCATGTTTATCGTGTGGTGTTTGTATCCAAATAGATATGTTTCTATGTTTTATTTTTTCTACATCAAACAATGCACATTCGTCTGCGGTTATAAATAATACGACACGATTAATTTTAGATAATTCCTTGTTTATGTCTTGCTCTTTTCCAGCGTTACCCCCGCCAGTAATTACAACAAAGGCTCTATCATCATCGGGTAAAGTTGATACAGATATCTCTTTTACTTTTTTATTATCAAACATCTCTTTCAATAAACTATAATCCCATTTATCGTTTGCCCTGTCTAATGGATTTAAAGAAAAAATATATGCTTTAGGCTGATTCATAAAATAAATGCACCTCGTGTTGATAATCTAATAAAGTTTCCTTGTATCCAATTTGCATTAACCAATATCTAAGATCCCAAAGATATTTATTCCAATACATAATCATAAATTCTGGATGACCAGAGAGCCAAATCTTGGGTCTATATTCTTTCAATACCCTTTCGGCACCAGTCAAAACTGCCCATTCGCTACCTTCAACGTCGAGAGATATTGCAGTCGGTGGTTTTATTTCGTGATCATAAACACAAGAATCAATTGTAATTTGTCCATACATATCTCCCTCACTATGCAACTCTTTAAACCCGTGTGCAATGTCTATTTGTGCATTTACCTCTGGTGGCCAGCTATCATTATATATTCTAGACAGATTGTTATTTTTATTAGATGCAAATCCAGGGATGCAAGCAGTAGGCGCTGTAAGATTGTTTGCTTCCCAAAGTGCTGGATAATGTGACCATACTTTTGGATTTGGTTCAAAGATAACTACTTCTGCTCCCCACATTTGACAAAGAGCAACCATCTCTCCTTCTTCACCGCCAACATAATATACAACATCTCCTTTGGCAATGTTTTTATGCATGGACATTAATCTTTTCTTTTCCCAACCACTTTCTGTATACCACTCAAGACGATCTGCACGATGCTTTGGCAACACAATTTCAAATGACCCATTGATAAATGCCTTGATCATTTCTGTCATATGCTTAATTCCTTTAGTATTGTTTTCCATCTATGTACATAAGTGTGCTCTTTCTTAGTTCTTTCATGACCACGTTCTCTTATTGCTTCTCGTTCTTCTTCATGTTCAAGATAATAGTCTATTTTTTGTTTTAGGTCATTTAGATCGCCATGCTTATACCAAACGATTTCATCTTCATTAAAATATTGATCGAGACCCTTTATGGCAGGGTATATGGTAAATCCTCCACGACCAGTGCTTTCAAACAGTCTATCACTTGTATAATATGGATAATCAAAGTTAATGCTTAGTGTGTCTCCTATGGCTATCTTGCTACGTGCGTATATCCTATTTAAATCGTGTCCACGTATTGTTCCAGTGTCTCCGTCTCCTCCAACATGACAGAAACGATCTCCATACGCTTCTCTTAAAAAGTCTATTAGTTTTGGCCTAAAGGAATGTTCTTGATGATATCTTTTGCTTCCCACGAAAATAACATCATGATCGTAATCTTTTTTATTATAATCTGAATGTAGATAGCACTCTTTGTCATACACTCCAGGGGGCATGAAGTGTCCCTTAACATTTGTATTTTCATTAAACCAGTCAGCCATGAACTTATCTACTGTAAAAAAATGACCTATTGATTTATAGAATTCGTCTTGTTCAAGATCTTTTTGTCTGTTTATGCCAAACCACAAATCTAAATGATATGTCATTGTCGTGATTCCGCGCCTCTTTAATTCATTTAAAACATCAATCATGTCTAGATTTCCAGGAGTTTGCCAACCATGAGTGTGAACCCAGACAAATAAATCTGATTTAGCTGCTTCATTAAAAATGATCTTGCCCTTTACTTCACGTTCTTGTAATTTTATTACCTCATGACCTAGCGATTCAAGAGATGCAGCATGATGGTTCTCACTTGAGTAAGAAACCTGAAAGTTACCTAAAAAACTTATTTTAGCCAATTGTCCTCCACTAATAAATATTATAGCATGATATAATTAAAAGAGGGGTTAAAATGAATTTTGTTTACATATGCCGTGGTGGAGAAAATCAAGAACTAAGATACTCTATCAGGTCGGTAGTCAGTAGCTTTCCAGACTCAGACATTTGGGTTGTTGGTGGCATTCCAAACTGGTATTCTGGTAACAGCATATCAATAGAACAAAATTCGTTGAAATATGAAAACGCTATTCAAAACCTAAACGCAATTGTCTCATGTGATAAAATCTCAGAAGACTTTGTTTTAATGAATGATGATTTTTTTATTATAAATAAAATAACCTCAATACAAAATTATCATGAGGGCACTCTCTGTGATAAGATTGAAAAATATAAAAGCCTTCAAATGGATCCAAACTATGTTAGACGCCTTGGAGTAACCTACGCTAAATTGCAGAAAAGTGGAATAGAAGATCCATTAAGCTATGAAACACACACGCCAATGCTCATGTCAAGAAGCGGTTTAAAAGAAGTTTTAGAATACTGTCCAAGAGGGTTTTGGAGATCTTTGTATGGAAATATTTATAATGTCGGCGGGGAGCAAATAAAAGACGTAAAGATATACTACAGGGAACGATACTCCTCTATGTCTCATGACTATACCTCGTCAGATTTTCCCCTTCTGTCCACAGATGATAATTCCTTTGTAGTTGTTAGAGACCTTAT